AATGTATAGCGGGTGATTTTGCACGCTATGATACGGGAGCTTCTCCGGCTGTTGTAATCACTGCAATGGAATTTCTAATTGAAATTGCTCGCTTAGGTGGCGCTTCTCCTGAAGATATCCAAGTTATGTATGGTATAGCTGTTGACTCAGCGTTTAATATTGTTGACATGAATGGTACTCTTTTAAAGTACTATGGAGGTGTTAGCTCGGGCTGGCCGCTAACATTAATAATTAATAGCATAATTAATTGTTTATATATGCGCTGTTGCTATTATTACGCTAACCCAGATAAAGAAATTAAAACATTTAAACAACGTGTTCACTTGATGACTATGGGGGATGATAATATGATGGGAGTATCAAAGGATGCCCCATGGTTTAATCATACAAACATTTCTGACATCTTGCGAGGTGTGGGAATTGAATACACAATGGCTGATAAAACGAGTGAGTCGCGCCCATATATTCACGTCAGCGAGCTTGATTTTTGCAAGCGCAAGTTTAGATATGATCCAGATGTAATGGCACATGTTGCCTGTTTGGACAAAGATGCGATCATGAAGCCATTGTGGGTGCATCATTCAAATAAAGTTATTAGTAATGAAGCACTGTTTGTGGAATCTGTTGGAAATGCGCTTAGAGAGTTTTTCTTTTATGGGAAAGAAGAACATGAGAAGCAAACTGGTTTTATGAGGAAAATGATTGATGATTTGAACTTGAGAAAATGGGTCAATAAGGACACGTTTATATCATATGAAGCATTGAGGAGAAAGTATTTGAGTCAATCAATGGAGTTGAAAGTGGATTACACTTGGGTCAAACGCCCAATTCGTACTTTTACACTCCTATTTAGTGGCGCTCGCATTGGTGTCACGGTCCCTAACCCGGTCCAAACCAAACAAATGCTCCGTATGTTAGTTACTGCAAGAGAAGAATATACTACACTTCCAACCTTGAGAGTGGAACTTACGGGTGCATCATCTGCGTGCTCAACGCAATCACTATTGAGTGATGATCTCCGATGCAGGATCGAAAAAGTAGTAACCTCAGGTGAACTTCAATCCAAGTACACCATTGAGTATAAAGAACGGATTACAAAACAAGAAAAGAAACAAATAAAACGCCAGGCTAGCGTACAGCCACAAAATGCACCTATTGTTCGAAATATGAAATATTTTAAGAACCTCAGGCGCAAGAAAAACATCTTCAAAGGTGT